TCACGCTGCAAAGGGAACTATCACGCAAATGATTCGAAATTACATTTCTACCCAGGTTGAGAACAAATGCACAGTTGAAGGGTTTGTTCATCCGAATACATGTAAAATATTATCGCACTCCAGCGGGTTACTTCAAGGACCCAATGTAGTATTTGATGTTGCGTACTCGTGCTCGGTATTTCTGCCATGCGAGGGCGCGATTCTAGTATGCCGCGTAAAATCTGTAACTAGTGCGGGTATCCTTGCAGGAATCAACGGAACGTCTGTAGTAAATCCAGTGATCGTGTACATTCTTAGAGAGCACCATTCAAGTGACTCCGACAAATATTTCAATTCAATTCGGGCCGAATCAGTTGTTCGAGTAAAGGTGATCGGGCATCGCTTTGAGTTGAATGATAAGCATGTTTCGGTAATAGGCGAACTGATCCAACCGGATGCCGCTTCCGGTGCCGATCTTAATCCGGCACCAAATGTAAGTGCAACTGCAAAGAAGGGTCAGGTACAAGAAGGCAAAAAAGGCAAAGAATCCGAATCCGGTCTTTATTTCGAGCATCAGGACATGATGGCTTCTTGTGGCAGGCATGCTCTGAATAACTTGTTGCAACGAGCTGCCTTCACATTTGAGCACGATGATGGTGTTCCGATGCTTAATTTAACCGCCCCTCCTCCAAAAGGCCCGATTAACCTACATCAGCTTTGTTTGACAATGAACAAAAAGCTACAGAAAACCCACTCGACTGCGATTCGCGACGAGTTTGAATGCTTGTCATACGAAAACCATAGTATTTCATTGTTGATGGCAGCGCTGTCACTCGTAAACCATTCAATGGAAAACCCATCAAACGACAAAGACACCGTCTCTGCTACATTGTTATCACTTGGTGCCGCTTCTGAATGGAAAATGCTGATCAACGAGAACGGTTCACCGCGCGGCGGCCACTGGACCGCGGTTATAAAAAATGGTGACGATCCGGCCGTTTATTACCTTAACTCATTGAAAAATAAGGCGGTTACATATTCCACAATTCAAGATTTCGTTGACCGGTTCATACAGCAAGAATTCTCATCACGAATACAATTCGCATTCGTCGAACGTGTTGCCAATTATGTGAACCCGATTCGCAGATATGACGAGCATCTCCAATGAATCACTATTGTTACACTATTCTTAATATTTATTTAGATTTGGACGTTTCGGTCTGAACGCAAAGAATTTCCAGTACCATGGACCGTCGTATACAAGTTTCAAGTTGGAAAACTCGTTCGGAGACATCAACACTGATCTCACGTATTTGGCTTCCTTGTTTTCAAGATCCCAGCTATCAAAATGAATTACAATGCTATAATAATACTCTGCAACCTTCGATTGGGTATGCGAAGACGGGTGCGCGTGTTCAGGTGCAGTTGTCAAATGACATATGTCAGTGGCATGAGACTTTATGACAACGTGAGCAATAGTGCCGTATCGCCCAAAACATTTTTTGACAAATGCTTCAGTGACCAGTTTATCATTCGCAGGACCGTATCGTATTTTCGAGAATGGAATGCATATACTTGGAAAGGTTGCATCGTCTCCTGGATCGTTCATTTTATAACCCATGATAATATCTATCTATCTATCTATCTATCTATCTATCACACTTCTAATTTTTAAAATAAATCAATTTTGTCCATAAAATAATATCTAGTATACTATTAAATAAATCAATTAAATTTAGTGAAGAAAGAAATGAAATTAAATAGTGTACATTTGTTTGGAATTCTGCTGCTGTCTTTACTCTTAGGATCTTTTTTAGGAAGGTTTATCGATTATAAAGAAGGAATCCAGAATGGATCTGAAACAACGAACCAACATACCGGCGGCGATATAGACATGGCCCCAAAACCATCACCGCAAGCGTCTGGACCGGATCCAAGTTTGGCACTTAGTGGTAACGACAATGGTGAAAGCGCATCCACGGCTCCACAGCAACAGCAGCAACAACAGCAACAACAGCAACAACAGCAACAACAGCAACAACCCGATACGTTTAACTCACTCTTTGATACGATTCTGCCATCAAATTTAGAATCATTTGAGCCATATGCGCCATTGCGCGAGATGTTGTCAAATAAATCAGATTCATCAAAAGGAATCTCGAAGGATCAGATTGCACCAGGACAAGAACATTTATATGTTTTGAAGTCACAAGTTGTACCACCAAGTTGCCCAACGAATCCAGCCTTTAGTAATCGCAACCAAGAACTCGGTGAAAACAATGATGACGAAGATGATGGCGAAGACTCAAACTTGGAATTAGAACAAGAAGACTCGAGCGGACTCAGTAATGGGCTGGGTGCAGCATTTCGAGGTATGGGAGGATCTAGGAATAAAAAATGCCCGCCTTGTCCGGCATGTGCGCGATGCCCTGAACCATCTTTCGACTGTAAAAAGGTTCCAAATTATTCAGTGAACTCAAATGGATCCATGTCGGTACCGCGACCGATACTTGCAGATTTTACACAGTTTGGAATGTAATCTATCCAGTGTAGTAATTTGCGTAAAAATAAAATGTTTTTTATACACGTAATACGTATATACATACCATACATACATACCATACCATACATACATACATACATACATCACCCTCAAGAAATGTTGATTGAAGGAGCAGCAATAGCAATCGTGTATTTTATTATTCGGTTTCTTGATATGAGATTTGTCTCAGGTGAAACCGTCCCGTTGAAGGTAATCATTCAAAACGTGCTGTCTGTATATGCTTCTGCAATTATAGGGCTATACACATTGAAACAATTTAATCAAACCGTCATCAAGGGCAAGCAGACCGGTGGTGACGGAGCGGCGGTGTCAGATACACCCGTATTTATATCGGCTCCTGGATTTTAATCTACATTTTTAATTTTAATTTTAGTTTCACTATTTGAATTAAAATTGTTAAACTTTAGGTAAACCATAGGTAAACAAACAAAAATCAAAAACGAGTTTCGAAAAATAAAAATCAAAAATCAAAAATCAAAAATCAAAAATCAAAAACCAAAAACAATTATTCGTTTTTTCTAAAAATTTTTTTCTTTAGGCATACTATAAACTACAAAACTTCAAACTAACAATCTACAATGGGAGGTGGCTTAATGCAACTCGTCGCCTATGGCGCACAAGACGTTTATCTTACCGGTAATCCTCAGATTACCTTCTGGAAGGTCTCTTACAAGAGGCACACCAACTTTGCCATGGAGTCTATCGAACAGACTTTCAACGGCCAGGCTGACTTTGGCAGGCGTGTTACCTGCACTATCAGCCGCAACGGTGACTTGGCTTACCGCACTTACCTTCAGGTGACCCTTCCCGAAATTGGCCCTGGTCTTAAGGGCTCTGCCGCTGGCGTTTATGCCCGTTGGCTCGACTTCCCCGGTGAGCAGCTTATTTCTCAGGTCGAGGTTGAGATCGGTGGTCAGCGCATTGATCGCCAGTACGGTGACTGGATGCACATCTGGTGCCAGCTCACCATGTCCACCGAACAGCAGCGCGGTTATTACAAGATGATCGGCAACACCACTCAGTTGACTTACATCACTGACCCCCTGTTTGCTGATGTTGACGGCCCTTGCGACTCCACCGCTCCTCGCCAGGTTTGCGCTCCTCGTAACGCTCTCCCCGAGACCACCCTCTACATCCCATTCCAGTTCTGGTTCTGCCGTAACCCCGGTCTTGCCCTGCCTTTGATCGCTCTTCAGTACCACGAAGTCAAGATCAACCTCGACATTCGCCCCATCGACGAGTGCTTGTGGGCTGTTGGTTCCATCGTGTCAACTTCCGGAAACCAGAAGCTCAACGCTGCCTACAACCAGTCCCTGGTTGCCGCTTCTCTCTATGTCGACTACGTGTTCCTCGACACCGATGAGCGCAGGCGCATGGCCCAGAACCCCCATGAGTACCTCATCGAACAGCTCCAGTTCACTGGTGACGAGTCCGTCGGTTCTTCTTCCAACAAGATCAAGCTCAACTTCAACCACCCGGTCAAGGAGCTTATCTGGGTCGTTCAGCGTGATGCCAATGTTGACTACTGCTCGTCTCTTGATGCTTCCAACATCTTGTTCAAGCTTCTCGGTGCCCAGCCATTCAACTACACCGATGCCCTCGACGCTCTTCCCAACGCCATTCACGCTTTCGGAGGCCCAACCTCTGTCAAGGGAACCAACGGATTCATCGATGCCAGTGGCCTCTTCGAGTCTGCCGGCGCCGTGGATGTTACTACCGCTGGCAACACCGCCTGGAAGGTCGATGCTACCGGTTACACTGGCGGCCTTGACGGTGGCCAGGAGTCTGCTCTTTCTGACGCTGGCACTTTCGTGCTCGCCGAGACTGCTCTTGACATGCACTGCTGGGGTGAGAACCCAGTTGTTACCGCCAAGCTCCAGCTCAACGGCCAGGATCGTTTCTCTGAGCGTGAAGGCACCTACTTCGACCTCGTCCAGCCTTGGCAGCACCACACTCGCAACCCAGACACCGGTATCAACCTGTACTCTTTTGCCCTTCGCCCCGAAGAGCACCAGCCATCCGGCTCTTGCAACTTCTCTCGTATTGACAATGCTACTCTCCAGCTGGTTTTGTCCAATGCTACCGTCGAGGGTACCAGCACTGCCAAGGTTCGCGTGTTTGCCACCAACTACAACGTTCTTCGTATCATGAGCGGTATGGGTGGTCTGGCTTACTCCAACTAAACGGCAATTCACTCCTCCACCGAGTGGGTCCTTAAAAAATATTTTAAAACATGTTAATAATGTTTTAAAATGTTCGAGCTTATTTTAAAGACGTTCTGAATACGTCCGAAATTACTTTTGTCAAATAGAATGGCCTTTCAAAAAAGTTGATCAAAATAAAGATTATAATACCAATCATTCCGATTAGGCCTACTATGCCATACTTTTCATAATTGTGTCTAAGGTTTTGTTCGCTATTTGAAACGACATTCATTGTCACTTTTCCAGATTCACTAAAATGGAAAAAGTGGAATCTGATAATGTAAAATATAATAGTTACTACGAGTGTTAACAAAATTAGTTTAGTGTTCATAATGAATTCAATTACTTTTCTATATAAAGTGAAAAAAAAATTGAAATGTTTTTTCAATTTAAAGTATCATCAGTGCAGTGACCAAAACATTCTAACGAACGAAAAATGACTACCATTGAAAGATCTACTCGCTGGACTTCTGCTTCTGTTGCCAAAAGTGCTGGGGGAATTGCAACCACTGCACCAACGCAACGCGCGAAACCCAGATGGAGATGGAGTGGAGATGATGATACATTTGACTGTCGTTGGAGTGACGAACCTGGACGCCGATGGAATGGAGCTGACCACGATGACCGTGCTATGACACAGGAGGAAGTAGAATCCCGCAAATTTTACGAGCAACATGCAAAAAATGACTGGGTTGACAACGACGCGACGGACGAGTTTGACGCCGACGACTCGGAGTTGGATTCTCATGCTCACACTGACGCCGCCGTCCCGCGCCACAAATGCACAGGTGGTGAAGAACCGATTGACTACTATCGCGATGACGAGGACGAGGACGATGCCAACGACGAAACGATTTCGCATGTTCCGTTCATGAATCTCACGCCCGACGAACGTTGCAACATGAGCGACAACTTTAAATTTGGCATGTGCGCGCACTGCGATGCAGGACTTGACGACAAGAGCGAGTTCGTATGCGAACCCCGTTGGCAAAGTACAGTGTTGATATGCAATGCGTGCCACAGTTACTATGAGAGACTGGCTTACCACCGCGTTGTTGACGACGAGTCATATGGCGGCTGTAACTGAAGATCGAAGGCCGAATATCCGATAGATGACGGTCACCATCTATTGGCGGCAATTCAAGACAAATGGAGTGGAAGGTAAGATGTGTCAAACTAACACTTTTTATTATTTATTTTTTATTTTTTATTTTTTATTATTCTAATACTCCGGAACATGGCGTTTGAACAAACAGCCGTGAGGCGTAATCCCAACAAGTTCTCGGATTACGGCCGCACTTTGAAAGTCGCAGTTTCCGAGCCAGATTTTAACAATACAAAAGTTTTTTTTGGGGGAAATGGTTATGCCATTTACGTGAGGTAGAATTGCCTGCGTATTGGATATCGTTTCTCCCACGATCGAATATGTCAGCTGTTTCCAACTAAATGGAACGTCGGCATTTGCGACCTTGTATGAAAAACAACCACCGTTACGGTTTCTAACGTCTTCCCATATAGGTGATATTCCAGTGCGCATCAAAAAAAGCATACAGTTTACAATCAACTTGGGCGGAAGCATTTCTGTAAATGCGACCAAAGCGTCCACGATCCGGAAAGCGCGTGAAAATTTGACGGCGTTTCCGTTTCGCCGTTGTATTTCATTTTCGTAGTTTCGTATGCGCAATGAACCTTTCAACCTCAAAAAATACTTTTTACTGGTTTATACGATACATAATTATTTTCTTTTATATTGATTTTCATAAAATAAAAATAAATTACGAAATTGATAAAACTCAATTATTTATTTTATTGTCATACATTAAAAACATTAAAAAAAATAACCAATGAAACCGTATAAAAAAAAATTTTATAAAAAAAAACGAACAGTAAAAAGGAAAAAATGGGGTGGATCTCACGTGCCACATGGGCCACGCATCACGGCCTTAATAACATCCAATCAATACCATCTTGTTCCTCAATTTATGCGTCGAGCCGCTCGACAAGCTGATGCGGCCGATGCTGCTCGAGCTGCTGCTGCTGCTTCTAGAGCTTCTGCAGCAGCCAGCCAAAGGATCGTACGCCGAACCGGCGCGCTGCGAGGCAATGATGAGTATAACCCAACCGGGATGCCCGCACCACAATTTACAGTCAGTAGAAATGTGTTAAAACTTGATTCCCACTATTCGGATTTGATAGACGGGGAAGATAAAAATGTAGTAGACGCTCTGAACGGAGATCCATACACTTTGGCGTTTAAAATACATCATTCTTTTTATGTGATAACAAAAGGCAAATTGTTTGAATTAATGAACAACCCCGTTTCTATCAAGTACGAGTGTGACAAGATACGTGATTTTGGTACTCACGGGCTTAAGGGAATTTCAGATAGTGTTATGAAGGCTGTTCCGTATTTATCCATCGGCTCTTTCAGTCAAATCCAAGGGTTGGTATCTTTTTCTCATTTATGGCATATCATTTTTTCACAGCAACCGTCACAAGCATTTGAACTTGTGGAAACGCACCGGCCTCCCATGCTAAGCATTGCCTCGCATAATTTCTTATTTGGACCAGGTTCAGCAGGTCAACGGGCGGTTTCAGCGGCGCATTGCCAGGCTGGCCAAGATGCATCCGTTTACGAAATCCGTATCTTACCGGTCAAAAGAGGTTCACGTTCGCATTCGCATTCGCGTTCACGTTCACGTTCGCATAGGGCGGCGACCACGATACAAAGGCTCATAAGGGGTCGCCGTTCGCGAAGGAAAGCAATAAATCGTGATAGTTAACTTTAATCAAACAATATTAGCATTTAGAATAAAATAAAAACTTTTATTTCATAGATAAGCTAGCTATCTCG